TGTCGCTAGTGCCTATCGGGGCATTTGGCGACATGGCCAACATCGCTACCGTCGCTGCGAGTATCCACCAAGAGCCAGAAGAAGTAGTGTTAAATGAAGAAGTAGTCCCAGAACAGGAGATAGAACCCATGTCAGAAGTAACCGCACCAGCAGTTGAGGCAACAATCCCAACCGCGCCAATTTTTGCACAAGCTAAAAAAGAGTTTGCATTGCCATCAGCAGGCGAATACATGGCCGCTTACCACATTGGTGGCGACACGTTCGCAAACATCAACAAGGCTGTTGCTGATTACACAGCATCAAAGCGCACGCCATTGCAAGCAGCAGCTGGCGATCAACTTACGACTGACACACCTGGCCTCTTGAGCACCGTGGTGCTCGGACCCCTGGTGCAGGACCTGAATTTCATTAGGCCTGTAGTAGAAGCACTCGGCGCACGTGCGTATCCAGACAGCGGTCAGCAAAAAACGTTTATCCGTCCAACCATCACCACGCACACCGACGTCGGAACACAATCAACTGAATTGTCGGCAGTAACTGCTCGCACGATGGTGATTGCATCGAACTCGGTTGCAAAAACCACTCTTGCTGGTCAAGTTACTTTGTCAGTACAGGACATTGACTTCACGAACCCTGCAGCAATGCAGTTGATCTTGAATGACCTCATGGGCGAATACATGATTACTTCTGACAACTTTGCAGCAGACAACTTGTTGGCCGCAGCAAACTCATCAGGCGTATGGGACGGCACCGTGGCTGACTTGCTCAAGTCGGTTTACGACTCAGCTGTTGACATTTCAAGTGGTCGCAACTTCACACCTACCCACATGTTTGTTTCACCAGACGTATGGGGTCAGATGGGACAGTTGGCCGATACCACAGGTCGTCCAGTATTCCCATTCATTGGCGCTGGCCTCACCGGTCAGAACGCGCTTGGTGGCGGAAACGCAACCTCATGGAACGGCAACCCACTCGGTTTGCAATTGGTAGTTGACAGCAACTTCGCTGCAAAGACCATGATCATCACCCGCGTAGGTCAAGGTTCAGGCGACGCATTCGAGTTCTACGAATCAATCCGTGGCTTGATGAGCGTTGAAAACCCAGGTCTGTTGGGTCGCACAATGTCATTCCACGGATACGTCAGCACCTTTGCTGCAATCGGTGGCATGATTCGCAAGATCACCCAGGCTTAGTAGAAAGGCGGCTTAACCGCCATGGCTACTTACACAGTTACTAACAAGTACCTGATTGACAACTTCGCCGTACTGCAACTCCTGACCCCCAGCGAGATTGCAGTCGGCAGTTCAATCACGGTTGCTGGAGTTGACGCAACATTCAACGGCACTTACACCGTGCGCGCATTGCCACAGTATTTGTACATTGGCATTGATACCGAAGGCGATCTGCTTTACGACTATCAAGTGCCGATTGCCGATCAAGTGCTTTACGCCAAGACCGCAAGCGATGTCGAGCGTGTCGCCGCGTCTGGCACCGTTGCCTATGACCCTGTTTGCACTTGGGTAACGGCCGCGCAGGTCATGTCTTACCTTGGCATCACGATTGCAAACCCGTCAGACGATTACACGTTGCTAACGCAATCGGTGTCGGCTGGCAACCAGTTCTGCTACCGCAGGCGTCAGGAGAGTGGCTATATCGACTCCCTGACAACCTCACCAGGCGGTGACGTCACATTGGGCACCCTAATGTATTGCGCCGCGCTGTGGCGCTCTAGAGGGTCAATAGAGGCAACGTACGCCACGTTTGACGGCATGGGTTCGGCACCACAGCAAAGTCTGACCCCGATCGTCAAGCAGCTGCTTGGCATCCCACGTCCAGCGGTTGCCTGATGTCGTACACCGACCTGTTCAACGAAGCGATTGATGATGTCACCGCGACGCTGACCGCGGTGACTGGACTTCGTGTAATAAATGATGCAACCAAACTCGTCGCAAACTCGGTCTATTTGGACGCGCCGAACTTCACCACGTTTGCTGGCAACGGCAACATTGTGCGCCTTGAGTTTCCGATCAAGGTCATTGGCTCTGGGCCTGCAGGTCTGCCGGTGCTCCGCTCGATCTTGAGCATTGTTGCAAGTGTGCTTAATTCGCCGATCATTGTTATGGCTGGCCGTCCGTCAAGCCTTGAAATTGGTGGCGCGTTGTACCCGTGCTACGACCTTGATTGCGCAATAGAAGCTCAGACCGCATAATCCACGACTACCCAATACAAATCATCTACTATCAGATCAGAACTTAAGGAGAAATCATGTCATCCACTTACCTTTCAAACCCAACAGTCAAGGTTGGAACCGCAATCGGCACCATTGTTGATATCACCTCGGAAGTTTCTGCATGCAGCTTGGTTGTCACCGCGGAAGCTCTGGAAGATACTAGTTTTGGCCAGACATCCCGCACCATGACGTCGGGGCTCTTTTCAAATACTTGTACGCTGACGGTTTACGCCAGTTATGCAGCAAGTAAGTCCTATGCAGTTTTGGCGCCACTTCTCGGCACAAAGTGCACAATCAAAGTAAACCCAAGCAGCGCAGCAGATAGTGCAACCAACCCTGGCTTTATTTTGACCGACACTTACTTGTCAAGCATCCCAGTTGTAAACGCATCGCTTGGCGAGTTGAGCACCTATGAGATTGAGTTTCAGGGTGGCGTGTACAGCGTAGATACAACCGCATAATTAACGGCTCCAAGCCGACATAGGAGACACATGAAAATCAAGTTGCAGTTAAAGCGCACCCCCGACAGCGCCCCAGAGTATTACTACACAAACCTATTTGTGGTCACGGAATGGGAACGACTAGAACGTCGCAACATTCAACAGCTCTCCGCAAACCCGTTGTACTCGGATTACGCCTGCTGGATGCACACGATTTTAAAGATCAAAGGCGAACAGGTCGGTGACAACTGGCGCGAATGGTTAAGCAAAAATCCTGACATCGACATTCTGCCGGTACTGGACGAGACAGACCCAAACCCTACGGACGCGGCACCTACCGCCGCCAACTAGCAGAAGTGTTGGTCGCGGTCGGTTGGTGGCCTAGCGACATTGCGTTTGACTCACGGGACTTGACCACGGTCATTAAAGTGCTTAATGAGGCAAACAAGAAAAGAAGGTAATCATGCCAGCGCGCAGTTACACGGAAAGATCGTCAACGGTTACGAGCAACATTGAGGTTGTCGGCCTTAAAGAAGCCTTAAAAACTCTTAACAAAATTGACAAATCTTTGCGCCGTGAAATCACCAAAGATTACAAGAAAATCGTTCAGCCTGTTATTGACGACGCCAAAAAACTTGTGCCGTCTAAAGCGCCGTTGTCTGGTATGGCTCGAGCGTACAAATACCGTTCGGGGTTCCAAGTGTTGCCCTGGTCGGAAGGATACAACCAAAAAATCATTGCCAAAATCAACACGCGAAACATCAAAGAAACCAGCGCTGGCGACAAGGTAAACGTCGGCACATTCATGATTCAATGGCAAGGCGCAACGGGCACCTTGTACGACACCACAATGGCTGGCGCGTTAGGCAAAGCGCTAACAGCACGTTATGGCCCTCGCTCGCGAGTAATGTGGAAAGCGTACGAGCAACGCCGTGATGACGTACTAAGGGAAATGGAACAGTTAGTGCGGCGTGTGATGGATGAAGCAAACAGAGAGACAACCTAATGGCAATCAATATCCCGATCATCAGCGAGTTTGACGGCAAAGGGATAAAGAAGGCTATTGCCCAGTTTAAGCAATTAGAAACCACGGGCGAAAAGGCGCAGTTTGCTATCAAAAAGGCTGCCGTGCCTGCAGCTGCCGCGCTTGGTGGTTTGGCAATAGCACTCGGCGATGCCACACGCGCTGCAATGGAAGACCAGCAGGAGCAGGCCGCATTAGCGCTCACTTTGCAAAATGTGACTGGCGCTGGCGCCGCACAGACCGCGCAAGTTGAAAAGCAGATCAGCGCAATGAGTCGAGCGTCTGGCGTTGCCGACACCGAATACCGCAAAGCTTTAGAAGCACTTGTGCGCGGTACCAAAGACGTGGGCATTGCCATGAACGACATGAACCTTGTCATGGACATCAGCACGGCCACAGGCATGGATTCTGCCAGCGTTGCGGACGCACTCGCCAAGGCATACCAGGGCAACTTTAAGGCGCTTCGATCATTGAGTCCAGAGATGTCAACGATGATTAAAGAAGGCGCAAGCCTAAACGAAGTCATGGACGTGCTTGGTGGAACCTTTGGTGGTGCTACAGCAAAAAACGCTGAAACCGCTGCAGGGAAAATGGCAATCCTAAAGAACTCAATTGGCGAAACCAAGGAGTCAATCGGTGCAGCGCTGTTGCCCGTGCTCGAAGCCGTCTTGCCTGTGCTTAACAAGTTTGCTGCATGGGCGCAAGACAACCCCAAAGCATTCTTGTTTATTGCTGGAGCAATTGGCGCTGTCGCTGCAGCAATTGTCGCTACTAACATTGCTATGGCGCTAAACCCATTTAGCCTTATTGCTGCAGGCATTGCATTGCTGATTGTTGGTCTAGTTGCCGCATACAACAAGTTTGAGTGGTTCAAAACAGGCGTCAACGCAATTGTTAATACCGTCATCGGATTTTTTACAGGCATGGTCAACGCAGCATTAGGCGCAGTAAACGCAATTATTAGCGCTTACAACTCCATTCCATTAGTGCCGGATATTCCAAAAGTGCCAACAATTAACGTGCCAAAACTCGGTGGGGGTGCTGAAGCCGCTCGACCAGCTGCAGGGCGTTTAGGTCTACCGCGCATGGCTGAAGGTGGCATTGTTACCGCGCCAACGCTTGCTTTAATTGGCGAAGCAGGCCCAGAAGCAGTAGTGCCATTAGATCGCATGAATACAGGCGGGGGAGTGACTATCAACGTCACAGGCGGACTTGCCACAAGCGCCGAGATTGGTGAGTCGGTCGTAAATGCTTTGCGCGCCTACTCGCGTAGTGCTGGGCCGTTGCAGTTACAGGTGGCGTAATGCCAGGCGTATCTGTAGTTGATTCAGGCAACTATGACCTGCAAATTGCCACAGGATTTATTGTTGACGCGTTTACGCTTGACGATTCTTTAAAAGGCGTTCTAGACAATACCGAGTACGTGCTTGATGGTACAACCGAGTTTGCCAATGTGATGGATTCAACTATCAGCATTAACGTGCGGCGCGGTCGCCGTGACGTGGGCGATCAGTTCAGCGCTGGCACAATGACATTTACTATTCAAGACGTGGACGGCATATTCAACCCGTTTGACCAAAACAGCCCGTACTACGACACACCGCAATCTAAGCCAGGGCTTGCTCCATTGCGCGAAGTGCGACTAATCCGTTACAGCTCAACCGATGTGCCCGAATCATTGTTTAGCGGTTATGTCGTCAACTACGACTACAACTTCGCGCTCGGCGGTCTTGACACCGTGACCGTGTATTGCGCTGACCAGTTTTATTTGCTCGCGCAAACGTATTTAGACGAACTAAACGTCAACCCAGAAACATCAGGCGAACGCATAGAAACAGTCTTAGATTTGCCAGAAGTAGATTTTCCAGCAGGCTCTCGAAGCATCGCTACAGGCACCGTCAACCTTGGCCACGACAGCGACTACACCGTGCCGGCAGGAACAAACGTGTTGCAATACATCACACAGATTAACGAGACCGCCGAGTTTGGGCGTGTGTTTATGTCAAGGGCTGGCGTGTTCACGTTCCAAGACCGCATAGGTAACACGTTGAGCGCGCCTGTAGCCGAGTTTACGGATGACGGAACACAATACAAATACGATGGGGTGGGTATTAGCTTTGAGGCCGACTCGGTTATTAACCGCGCGGTCGTAACAGGCTTAGACGGCAAGACGGCTACCGCCACCGATGCAGGGTCTATTGCCACATATTTTATTCAGACAACAAGCATCACAAACAGTCTGCTACATGAACAAACAAGCATTGATGACGCTGCCGACTACTTGCTTAACCCAGAGCCCGAACCGCGCTACACATCCGTGGCAACCAAATATCTGATGCTCACCACAGCCCAAAAAGACACCCTGGCAACTGTGGATATTGGCGACACAATTAGCGTAGAAAAAACATTTCCTAGCGGTACGGGCACGACCCAGTTGGCCCAAGAGTTATCGGTTGAAGGCATCGAGCATCGACTGGACTTCAGCACGGGCCACAGCATCCTTTATAGCACCGCGCCAACCACGATCGTTTTCCAGCTCATTCTGGACGACGCGATCTATGGCGTACTTGACGCAGAAAATGTCTTAGGATAGGAGCACTTATGGCAACACCAACGACACTTCCAGCAACC